GGGCTGCGAATTTTGGTTGGAGCTTAAGGTAGGAGATGGTAGATTTCCTGATCTATCCAAATATCAAATCGCCTGGCATTATCGTAGATATATAGTCGGTGGTAAATCTTTTATCTTGCAAAAGTCATTGAGGCGCGGACGTCTCGAACTGTTTGAGGGTGGGCAAGTCTCGGACATTGTAAACGCACTTCCCGTTCTCGTTTGCCCGTTGCCCGTTAGTCAGAATATCTCGTCTGTATTCTCGTTCATCATTTCTCGTTTCCCAGATAAGATAGCAACACACGAAGACTTCTCGCCCGATAGGCAACGAGAATTCCCGTTCATAAAAAACCTGAAGCTCACTACAACAATCCCGTTATAGAAATCCCGTTTGAAAAGTCCCGTTTAGTAAATCCCGTTTGGCAAATCCCGTTTGCAACAAGATGTTTTGTTCATTGGTCGTCGTGCCTTATACTTTGCTGTTTGTATGTTGAGCTTCGAGTGTTGGGTGATGAGTACGCCACACGCTGTGGCGTAGCTGTGAATAAAATATAAATACAACTATAAAGTGATTTACTGATAAGATTTGATAAGATAATTATTAATCAAGTTTTGATGAATCGTTTTTTTAATAACAAATGCGTTAATACTAAAACGAAAGAGATAGTCCAAAAGTGAATCGTTTGGCGAGTATCGTTTCGAAACTAGGTGGGGAAACACAGTCTTATAAATAGTGTACACTTTCCCCACCGACTAACAAAAAACAAATAGGAGTGAATATGAGTAAAACAATGCAACCAATAAGAAGCAACGAACTAAATTACTGGCAAAATGTAATTTGGGAAAAGTTTGCTAATAGAAAAAAAGAACTTGAAACAGTTTTGTTTCAAGAAGTTAAATCTAAAGCTAGACAAGTTCAATCAACTTTTAACAAAAAATTGAGAGTGGATAGCAAACTTGAAAACCTTAAAAAAGCTGAAAAAGCATATAACGACTTCGTTGCTAATAAAGAAAAAATTGAAAGAGAAATGCAACAGAAAGTAGCTATGCTCGTTGAGGAACTTCGCAACGATTTAAAAAATTGGAACGAAGTTAGACAATGGGATAACTCTAGCTGTAATTCTCTTAAATCTCTTTTTGCTGTTGAGGAGTTTTTAAGTGAGGTTTGTTATGAGGAAACCAAAGAGGCATATATGAAATCTGAAAAAGGTAGATTACTTGCTGAACTTAATAACTCGCAAGATGAGGCAAGAAACATTTTGCATAGTGGGGGTAGCATTAAAGATGTTGTTCATAACTTGGATAACATTTTCAAACGCACAAAAATCGAAGTTAGAATTCCTAAAAATCTTTTACAATTAGGCAACTAACGAAACGCAACGCAGGGCGATTAATCTCGCCCTGCTAAATCTCGGATAAGCAGGTATGATTACTTTTTGGTTTATTATTTTTTTAGTTTGCTTATTAACTTTCCCTCTCGAACTCTTTTTTATTCTCGTGTTTGCTTTCGTGCTGTTGCTCGTTGAATTAATTTCAAAATTATTCTCGTAATCTCGGTCATCTCGTTTCTCGTTTTGGGTAGGCACTCTAGGTCGTTGGGACTTAAAAGTTTCTTTCCTTGTGTCTTTAAATCAAACTTTTTTTCTAAAAAATAAATAAAAAATTAATTTGACATAATAATTTCGATAAATTAAAAATTACAAACAAACAACAAATGGAGAAAAAAATGGGCTTTGACTTATATGGAGTTAAACCAAAAATAAAAGAAGGTTCAGTTAAACCAGATAGACCAGATTGGAATAATTGTTCTGACGCAGAAAGAGACGAATACTTTGATGCACTTTCAAAGTTTGAAAATGAAAACAAAGGGTATTATTTCCGCAACAATGTTTGGTGGTGGAGACCTTTGGCAGAGTATGTTTTAGAGCATACCAAAGTTATAACTACTAAGAAAAAAATTGAGGGTTTTAGTTATAATGATGGTGTTGTTATTTCTGAAAAAGAAGCTGAGCAAATCGCAAAGCAACTTTATTATCTTTTGCAAACTGGTCATACTGAAAAGTATGCAGAGCAATATGAGGAAAAAAGAGCTATTGCAGAAAAGCACAATGCGATTGTTCAAAAAAAACTTGATGCACTTTCTTTGGAAGCTGAAAGAAGAACTGGCGAAAAAGATTTAGCACCATCAAAGTATCCTAAAGACCTAAGCAAAAAATGGGACGAAATTACTAATGAAAGAGAATGGGTAGCTAGCTATCCTTTTTCTGTAAGTAATGTAAAAGAGTTCGCTGACTTTTGTAAAGATTCTGGTGGGTTCACTATTAATTAATCAACACACGAAAAGAAGCGGGAGCAATCCCGCTTCTCGTTTCCCGCTCTCGTTTCTCGGTGGACAATATTATATTTTTTATTTTTTTGTTTTTTATTTTTATTTTATTTGGGAGGTATCCAGGTTAAGGACCGGAGTGAAGATGTTCATCCTGATGCAGCTAATGCAGACTTTTTTGGACCAGCAGCAGGCCAGGGACCTAAAAATATCATTTGACGGCTTTGATGGGATTTGCTAAAAAAGTAAAAACAACAAATGGAGAAACAAATGAAAAATAAAAAAGAGTTCTATGCTACTCAGTTTGAAAAGCTAGGCTTTGAAAAAATACCAACCGAAGATGGGTTTACGATGTACGAATTAGATCCATCTAAACTAAAAGAAAAAAAACCAGCAGGATCTAAACCAGGACTGAGAATAGTAGAGCACGTGAAATGGGAAGGTAAAGATTATGCATTACCATTCTATGGAATGGATCTAGATACTGATCGGAATAAAATGATTACTATAGAGAACAGGTTCGGAGGTGACTCAGTTACGGTTCCCTGGTTTGCAGCAGCTGTTTACGATGTAATTATGGGATCTGAAAAATTAGAACAGTGGGATGATCATGGAAAGGGAATAGATTGGTTTGCAGAACATTTCCCGGATGCTTACATGGTACTACTGGACTGATAAGTTAACACAACATGACGGCTCGTGAGTTCCAACAACTTAAGCTCCTGTTCTCTCGCGGGCTGTCGCCACAATTATCTGAATGGGTTTTCTAGAATTTCTCGCGCTCGTTATCCTCGCAGGTTTAATCTTCGCGCCCGTTGTTACATTTACCCTGTTACTTTTTTTAGCTGTTTTTATTTGGCATTCAATATTCTGATATCTTAAGGCTGTTGCAATTGAGCAACACGTGAAAAAATAATTAAAACATTCAAAAAATAATTCATTATTTTCTTTTTTTATTTTAAAAAAAATGTTATTTAATTAAATAACAAATAAACAAATGGAGAAAAAAATGAACGTTACTGAAACTGAGTTAAGTAAACTAGTAGAGAATGTTGCAACAGCAATGGCCAAAGATTCTTACAAATGGAAAAAAAGCTGGATCGATGCTGGGTCACCAATTAATTATTTAACAGGTGATGCTTATTCTGGTGTTAACTTTTTATCTTTAAATTTTGCAATGATCGATAAAGGTTATAAAAATAATCAATGGTTAACTTTTAAACAATTAAAAACATTAGGCGGAGATATTAAAAATAATTCATGGAATTATATTTATAAATTCGGGAGAGTTAATGTTGTTGATGAAAATAAAAAACCAGTTGTAGATTCAAAAGGTAAACAAAAATCTAGAAATTATTTTAGATGTTTTGTTGTTTACAATATTGAGAACACAACACTGGAGCCAAAAAAAATTGATAAAGTTTCAACTCAATATTCAGTTGATACAATTGAAGCTTTTATTAATCGTGTAAATAATAATGATGTTGTAATTAAAACAGACTCTACAAACGGCTGTTATTATTCTCCATCTGGTGATTATGTTCACATGGTTAATAAAGTAAATTTTATTGATACTAAATCGGCGAATGCAACTGAACATTATTACTCAGTATTATTTCATGAGTTAGTACATGCGACTGGTCACAATAAAAGATTGAATAGATTTGAAGATACTAAGTCTATGAAATTCTTAGAAGGCAAGTCACACTATGCATATGAAGAGTTAGTTGCTGAGTTAGGATCAATGTTATTCGCATCTAAGTACAATCTTAGTGTTGAGTCTACAGTGAGAGAAGATCACATTGCATATCTACAAAGCTGGATCAAAGCATTAAGATCCGAAGACGGTACTAAGTTACTGACATCGGCGGCGGCCAAAGCGGCGGCGGCATTCAAGTACTACCATCAATCACAGCTTTAAACCTATAATTGCGGCGGGGGAATGACCCCCGCCTACCCCTCCCCATCCCCCGTAATAGAGTTTGATGTTACTAAAATTTATGATAAAGAAAAGTATGTTTGACACATACTGAGCTATGCAAAACGATTTACCTATTGAAAATTTATCTCAAGAACAACTCGCCGATAGAGTTGAACAATTATCTTTAAAATATATTCAAGCCTGCCAGGACAATTTTTTATTGTTTGTAAAAGAGATGTGGCCTGATTTTATTTTTCGTAAAACTAATATCAAAGAAGATTTTGGACATCATCAAATTATAGCAAGTGAATTTCACAAGATAGCATACGGAAAGTTAAATCGTTTGATTATCAATATGCCACCTCGTCATACAAAATCCGAGTTCGCATCTTATCTTTTCCCAGCTTGGTTGATTGGAAGAAATCCTAAATTAAAAATTATGCAAGTAACTCACAACGCAGAACTTGCACAACGATTTGGTCGTAAGGTTAGAAACTTAGTTGATAGTAATGAATACAAAGCAATCTTCGGTGATGTAAAATTAAAAGAAGATTCTAAAGCTGCAGGTCGTTGGGAGACTAACCACGGGGGTGAATATTTTGCTGCCGGTGTAGATGGTTCCATCACAGGTCGAGGTGCAGATTTATTAATTATAGATGATCCGCACACTGAACAAGCTTTGCTATCTGATACAAGTTTTGAAAAAACTTATGACTGGTACCTATCGGGACCCCGACAACGTTTACAGCCAGGTGGTTCCATCGTCATAGTAATGACGAGGTGGTCACAAAATGATTTAACTTCTAAACTAATTAAAGCACAAGCAGAACCAAAAGCCGATCAATGGCGAGTGGTAGAGTTCCCAGCAATATTAAAATCAGGACAACCTGTATGGCCAGAGTATTGGTCATTGGAAGATTTGTTAAAAACAAAAGCCAGTATCTCTCCAATAAATTGGAATGCACAATATATGCAGAACCCTACTGCAGAAGAGGGTGCAATTATAAAAAGAGATTGGTGGCAACCTTGGAAGAAAAGAGATTTGCCAAATTTACAACATGTAATACAAAGTTATGATACAGCATTTAGTGCAAAAGAATCTGCTGACTTTTCTGCAATAACAACTTGGGGAATATTTTATCCTAATGAAGGTTATGGCTCCGCGATCATTTTATTAGATGCAATAAAAGAAAGATTAGAGTTTCCAGAATTAAAACAAATTGCTTTGCAACAATATAAATATTGGGAACCAGAAACAGTAATCATAGAAGCAAAGGCTAGCGGACAACCTTTAATACAAGAATTACGCAGACTTGGTATACCAGTAATAGATTTTCAACCTGCACGAGGAAGAGATAAACATAGCAGAGTGAACGCGGTAGCCCCGTTATTTGCATCTGGTGCTGTATGGTATCCAGAAGATGAGCATTTTGCTATTGAAGTTATTGAAGAATGTGCTGCCTTTCCTTATGGCGAAAATGATGACTTAGTAGATTCTATGTCCCAAGCGCTTTTACGTTATAGACAAGGGGGTTTTGTAACAACTCCATCAGATTACAAGGATGAGCCTGTAGTTCATAAAGAACACAAGTTCTATGATTGATTTATAGTTATATACAGCATATAGTAGGTTAAACGTTAACGGAGAAAAATCATGGCAAGTAAAAAATTAAAAAGAGCTGGAAAAGTTGCAGCTGCAATAGGCGCAGCTTATCTAGCATCACAAGCATTAGGCAAAAAGAAACCTACATCTGCAGAAGCAAAAGGTTTAAAAATAACAAGAGCTAAAAAATTTGGTGAGTCCGATGAAGGACAAATGGCTAGATTAGATGCTGCACAACAAAGAGGTTTAGATATTACAAGATCAAAACCATTTGAAGCATCTGATGATGCATCACCAATGTCTAAAGAAAATGTACCAGCAAGTAAATTCTTATCTACTCCAGGTGGAATGGGGAGAGTAACTACAGAACAAGCTGATGAGATGATGCAAGGTTTTGGTCCAATGGCTAAAGAAGGAAAATTCATTTCTAAAAAAATGAAAAGCGGTGGATCAGTAGTTGCAAGAGGAAACAAATTAGCAAGAAGTAAACCTACAAAATTATTCTAATGTCTGGTTCAGGTGTTATCACCCAACAACTAGGATTAGTATCTCAAAAGTTAGGTAAAGATACTGATACAATATACGAAGATATGTTTGGTGGCTTTTCTATGCCTAGAGATAAACTTACTAAGGGTGTTGCAGGAGCTGAATTAAAAAAAGGTGGTCTTGTTCGTGGATATGGTGTAGCAATTAAGGGTAAGAAAAAAATAAGAGTTTTATAATGGCTATTGAAAAAGATAATCAACCGACAGAGGATACTCTGCCTGAGACAGAAGCAACCGTTGAGTTGCCTGGTGAAGAAGGTGGAGAAGCTGTAGTTGCAATCAACGAAGATGGTACTACACAATTAAATCCAGAAGTCGAAGCAGAATCTGAAGAAGATTTTTATTCTAATCTTGCAGAAACTATTGATGAAAGAGTTTTAATGAAACTCGGAACTGAACTTGTACAAATGTACAAATCAGATAGAGAAAGCAGACAAGATTGGGAAGATCAATATGTTAAAGGTTTAGAATTCTTAACTACAAATTACACAGCAGTTACAAAACCATTCCAAGGGGCATCGACCGTTACGCATCCATTATTATCTGAAGCTGTTACACAATTTCAAGCACAAGCATTTAAAGAATTACTTCCATCTGAAGGACCAGTAAGAACTCAAATCGTTGGTGTGGAAGACCCAATGAGAGTTCAACAAGCTCAA